ACTGACCATCGGAGGTCTCCTTCAGGGCGTAGACGCGGATCACTCGAGCGTGAGCCGCAGGGTGAAGCGCCTCGGTGTAGCCGATGGCGCGGAACAGGGAGCAGCGGAACACCGCTCCCAGGACTGACGGGTGGACGCCGGGCGGCAGGTCGATGCTGGCCCGGATGTCGTTGATGCTGACGATCCCTCTCTTGAGGGCGATCGCCACCGCTTGTTGCCGGCAGCGTTCCAGGAGATCAGCGTGCGAGACACTGAAGAGCGCAAGCTGTTGCTCGCGGAGCTCGCGCCCGGTGGTGGTCTGTTGCATGGCGGCCTCCTACAGCGTGAACGCAAAGACCAGGTACGCAGCAATGGCCGTGACCCAAGCAATCGCCCAGGCGATCCGGCCGCCGTTGCGGGCAGGTTTGGCGAGCAGGTGGGCCTGGATGAAGAGTTCCTCATCGGTGATCGATGAGCGAGGGCGGGGCTCCCAGCGGGTGCCGATCGGCACCTTCGACAGCGGTGTTGATTCACGCATGGACGGTCTCCAGTTTGGCAAGCAGGTTGGACACTTGAGACGGCGACCAGGTGGTGCCGCCACGGGGAGTCGCTACACCGCGGGCTTGCAGTGCGGCGGCGATCTCGCGCAGGGTGCTGCAGCCGGCTCGCTTGATGTCGGCGATGACCGGTGCCAGGCGCTCGGCAAAGGCGTCAGCGCGGGCCTGGATGGCCGCCACGCCGATTGCGCTGCCGATGCTGGGGGTAGGGCAGCCCAGGCGCACGCCGCGGGCCTTGGCGGCCTGCAGGGCTGCCTTGGTGCGGCGGCTGATCTCCTCCCGCTCATGCTGGGCGACGACGGCGCGGATGCCGAACTCGAGGGTGCCGGCGTGCGGCATGTCGGCGGCGACGATCTGCACGCCTGAGTCACGGAGCGTCAGCAGGAACGCAGCCTGGCGTGAGAGGCGGTCGATCTTGGCGATCAGCAGGGCAGCGCCACTGCGCTTGCACATTGCGATAGCGGCCTGCAGCTGGGGCCGGTCATCGTGTTTGCCTGACTCGATCTCGGTGAAACTGTGAATGATTGCGTCGGCGTATTGTTTCACAGCTGCTTGCTGGGCCTCGAGGCCAAGGCCGGACTGGCCCTGGCGTTCGGTGGATACGCGGAAGTAAGCAACGAACTTGGTCATGGCGTCCTCTTTCTGGGATCAACGAATGACGAACGGCGCGAGCAGCAGAACGGGCAGCAGCGCCCAGGGTGAGCCGGTTGCAGCGGCGGCACCGAAGCCGGCCGCCAGGGCGATGAAGGCAGCGGTGCGCATGATCAACGCGCTCCGCGAATGCGCAGGAAAAACTCACGGGGCTCGCGGCGCTCGAGGCGGGCAAGTTGGCGCTCGATGCTGCGGAGATCGGCAAGCTCGCGGTGCAAGTGAAGAGCCGATCCTGGGCCGGCGTCGCCGTACAGCGCAACGACTCCGTTGTGCTCGGCTACTTGCTCGGCAAGGATGGCGATTGATTCGTCGTTGGTCATCCCGTGAGCGAACTCGATGAATTCGTCGCGGGTCATCAGTGCTGCGTCCATGTTCATTTTCGACTCCTGTTTCTCGGTGGTCTTGCGATACCACGGCGGTAGCGCAGATCGGAACTCTACGCCGGTCTTTTTGGCCTGTCAACAACCCAAACGGTACAGAGCGATTAGGGATAACCCTAACGTAAGTCTTTGACTTCAGGCTAGTCCAGTTCCCAAGTCACTGGTATCGTAGCGATTCCAGATGAGGGGAACATGAGCGAACAGAACAAGGCGTTTCTGGTGCGGCTGCGGCCGGCCACCTATGAGCTGCTCGACCGAGCGGCGACAGACCAGCGGCGCAGCAAGGCCAGTCTGATCGACGCGCTGATCCGGGAGCACCTGCAGCCGCGCTACAGCGACGTGCGCGATCGGATCGACCGGATGCTGGGCGGCAGGCGGTGAGCGGCCTGGTTGCTAGCAAGCGGGTGCGCAATCTGCAGCCGGGTGACCGGTTCATCCTGAAGCGCACGCGGGAGGTCTTCACGTTCGTGCGGCGGGAGCCTTTCACGCCCAGCGGCACCCGGCATGTAGTGCTGCGCGATGGCGAGCGGCGCGAGAGCTCCCTGCATCACTCCTGCCACGTCATCAGGCTGCCGCTATGAGCCTGGCGGTCTACTTCACGGTCGAGGGCCAGGCTGTCGGCAAGGGCCGGCCTCGAGTGAGCACGATCGGCGGGCGGCCGCGCATGTACACGCCGGCGAAGACCGTCGCATGGGAGCGCCTGGTCGCCGAGGCCTGCAGGTCAGCGATGGGCACCTGGCAGCCGTCAGAGCACCCGATGGCGGTGCGGATCAACATCCGGGTCGGCGTGCCTGTCAGTTGGACGGTGAAGCGCCAGGTGGCCGCATTGAACGGCGATGCGGTGCCGGGCAAGCCTGACCTGGACAACGTCGCCAAGGCCATCCTGGACGCTTGCAACGGCATCGCCTACGTCGATGACAAGCAGGTCGCCAGGCTGACGGTCAGCAAGGCCTATTCGACCGAGCCTGGCGTCGAGGTCTACATGCACGAGGTGCTCGAGTGAGCGACGAGCCGCGGTGGTGCAGCAACTGTCAGCAGCGCAACCCGATCGAGGGTGGCGCGTGGAGGGTGTTGAACGGTGGCAGAAACAGAAGGTGGCTATGCGGCACTTGCATGCATGGGCTGCGGGAACGTACACGACAACGCGAAGCTGGTGACGCTGCCGGACGGCCGCCAGGTGGGCAACCACAGCGAGCAGTACCGGCTCTATTGCGAAGCGACCTGGGCCATGCGGCTGCCCGACAGTGTTGGCCCGAGATCGAAACGGTGGACGAAGCGACGCTACCTGCTCGAGGTGCAGCGGGTGCGTGGGGAGCTTGCAGCGGAGCAGCTGCGGGCGGTGATGCTGAAACTGTGGAAGGAGCGCAATGGCCAGACCAGTGATGCAGGAGCTCATTCTGTGGCGCAAGGCGCGGCAGCACTTGCCGGCAGACGATGAGACGGTGCTGGTGGAGCTCGACCACCCGGTTGAGGTCTGGATTGGCTGGTATGACCGGGAGCGCCGTCTCTGGCGTGATGCGGGCGCAGGCAGCCCGATCGACCGGCCGCGGGTGATTGCATGGGCTCCGATGCCGCGTGGCATGGGTGCAGGTTGGCTCGAGGACGGGGATGACTGAGCTCAGGCTCCCAAAGCAGGCCAGGGTCAAGCAGAAGCCGCCATCACGTCGGATGTTCGCAGTGATCCCGATCAGGGCACTGGAAGACCGCAGGCTGACAGATGGTGCGGTCAGGACTCTGGCGAAGGTCTGCAGTTGGGCGAACCGGGCCGGGATCACCTGGGTGACGCAGCAGCGGATCGCCCAGGAGTCCGGCATCCGACGCCAGGCGGTCAACAAGCACGTCAAGCAGCTGAAGGATCACGGGTACATCGAGGTGATCCGCAAGGGGTTCAAGGGATACACCGGGGACACGATCAGGGTGATCTACGACCCGCAGATCGGCACGCTGGACGCCATCGCGGTGGCCAGCACCACAGAGGACGCACGGCCACCATTCTTGAAGGAGCTCGAGGAGAAGATGCAGTCGATCCCACCGAAGAAGCAGCAACAGATGATCGCGGAGATGCTGGCAGGCATCGTCAAGCCCGTGGTCAACCAACAACCGACCAGGAGATACACCATGCCGAAGGGCGAAACGCTGGCAGTCAAACGGATCAGGGAAGGCCTCAAGAAGCGGCCACATAGACAACCTGAAAGTGGCGAGTGTGAAGATGCTCAAAAAATAGGCAATAGGCCTACAAAAGGTTGCGCAATCACACTAAAGGCAAAGGGGTATGAAGTAACTACGGAGTGCGAAGGTTTGATGCAAGTTGTCGATCAGTATGTTCACGTTGATCGGATTGGCGCGTTGATTGACGAGGTGCTCGACCGGCACAAGGGTGAGGGCCTGCCGCCGCCTCGCTTGGCCTCGCTGCTCGAGTCGGTCATCAACCTGAACGCCGACCGCATTGTCGACGGCGTGTATGACACCGCCCAGAACGCGCCAGGATCGCCTACAGCGCACGACCGGGGCGCTGGATGACCGGACATAGCCTGGCACCCTCCCAGCGCGTTGTAGGCCGTTCTATGGGTTCCGTACAAAACTCAAACGAACGTATGGTTTCTGTACACGGGAGGCCGTGTCGCGTGTCGGGCGGGCGCAAGGCCGGGTGTCATACGGCTAGGCGTGCGCGTGGGGTGCGTCATGCGGGCGCGGAGACGAGGCACCCTTGCCCCCTCCCCCTCACCGGTAGCGAGTGGGGGTCTCCCCAAAATTTTCCCCTGTATTTCCTATAGAAGTTTTCCTAACCACAGAAAGGTGATGACGATGGCGTACGAGATGAGACCTGGGCAGGGCAGTCTGTTCAAGAACGAGAAGAAGACGAGTGAGCGGCATCCGAATCTGAAGGGACGGTTGATGCTGCCGGACGGGAGTGTGTATTGGGTGAGTGGGTGGACGAAGGAGACGAGTGCGGGTGAGAAGTGGATCAGCCTGGCGCTGGGGGATCGGGTGCAGCAGGCTGGGCAGCAGTCGGCGCATGAGCAGGCCAAGAGCAATGGGTACCAGGGTCAGCAGGACGAAGAGATCCCGTTTTGAGGAGTGTTGGTATGCCTACGGGTAAGCAGAAGTTCAGCGCGACGATACCGAGTCTGGATGGGTGGGGAGGGATTCGGTCGGTACAGCGCAGGCTCGAGAGGTCAGCCACGATCGTTGAGAACCGGGAGGCTGTTGCTTACCTGTTGCTCTGCATGGCGAAGACGAAGATCACGGACATCATGGATTGGGATGATGACGGCACTGTCAAGTTCAAGGGTGCCAGCAGGATCCCGGAGCATGCGTTGCAGGCGATCAAGAACGTGAGGGTGACGAAGGGCAAGGACGGGCAGCAGACGCTCGAGATCGAGCTCTTCGACAAGGTTCAGGTGCTGCGGTTGCTGGCAAAGGCTAGTGGCTTGCTGGACAGGCCTGAAGACGATGAGAAGCCCTCGGTGATTGACGTGAACGTGGTGGCACCCAGGGGAGAGGGATGAGTGCGTGCGGGGAGTGTGGGAGCTGGAAGTCGAGGGTGAAGGAGTCCAGGCGCGATACCCGGTACGGGTGGAAGTGGCGTCTCAGGGATTGCGTGGAGTGTGGGCACCGGTGGTCGACCTACGAGGTGCCCGCAGAGGCGCTGCAGGTTGAGGATGATGGTGATCCGAATGGGAGGTTGGAGAGATGAAGACGGTCTGGTGCCATGACTGCAAGCATTTCAAGCATGAGGTGTATTGGGAGGTGAAGGACATGTGCAGGCTGGGACACAAGCCGCGGTTCTATAAGCCCATCACGATGCACCAGGCGCACACAGGGATGTACGGGTGGAAGAAGAAATGCGGAGACTTCAAGGAGCGGCAATGAGCAAGGACGAGGTCTTACGGATGGCGCTGGACGCCGGAGCGTTCTGGGAGCTATCAGAGACGCCAGAGAAAGATGTAGCCTTTCTGATGCGCTTTGCAGAGCGTGCTGCAGCTGCCGAGCGTGATCGGTGTGTGCTGATACTAGAGCGCCTGCACGAGCGATCTGGAGGGCAGTACAACTACTACGCATACGCAGCCAAAGTGATCAAGGGGGAGATATGAACCACACGCCAGGGCCGTGGACGATCCGAGAGAGCGCAACGCACATCACAGTGATCGGCTCGAACAACGAAACGATTTTCCACGACGACAAGAGATGCCCGTCTGTACCAGAAGACGCCCGCCTGATCTCAGCCGCGCCTGATCTGTTGGAGGCGCTGGATCTGTTGCTGCGGTATTCACTGAGTCACCCAATTCATACTGACCAATCCCAGTTTGGGAACGTGTACGACAAGGCCCGCGCCGCCATCGCAAAAGCACGAGGCACACTATGACCCAAGACGACATCATCCGCATGGCGGGCGGCTATACCCCGATCGAGCCCCGCTGGTACGAGTCACTCCAGGTTGGCGATTTCGTGGCAGACAAGGAGACCCATGACGTTGCCGTGGTAGTCGATATTCACCAGCAGCGACCGATTGCGCCTGATTACTACTTTCTGAATTTCGCAGATGGAAGTCGCACCGACGTGACCGACAACGAGATGTCCGCGGCTTACCGGCCGTACGTTCTGATCAGCAGGATTGCGGCTGCGCGAGGTGAGAAATGAAGATCAAGCCAACACGCTACGAGATCGACAACGGGCCAGGCATTGGGATTGAGGTCGAGATTGACCCAGAAACGCTCTCTGGTGGCCCGGTGTACTTTGAGATCAGCCAGGATAGCGAGACGATTGTCATCACCGAGCAGGCCGCCAGTGATCTGGTGATCGCCATGAAGATGCTGATTGAAGGACGCAAGTGAGAACCAAAGAACAGAGCGCGAAGCAAGTCGGCGTCACCGGACTGAAGCTGGACTTCAGCGAGAGCCCGGTGGTCTACGACTTCATCCAATCCCGGCAGTTCGTGGCTGGTGTCATGGGCCCGGTGGGATCCGGGAAGAGCTACGCCTGCGCGGCCAAGATCTTCATCCAGGCCGTCAAACAGAAGCCCTCCCCCATCGACAACATCCGGTACTCGCGCTGGGCAGTGGTACGCAACAGCTACCCCATGCTGAAGACCACGACCATCAAGACCTGGCTGGATCTCTTCCCCGAGTCGACGTTCGGCAACATGCTCTGGACGCCACCCATCACCCATCACATTCGGCTGCCCGCCCGCGGTGATGCTGCCGGTATCGACTGCGAGGTCATCTTTCTGGCGCTCGACCAGCCCAAGGACGTCAGAAAGCTGCTCTCACTCGAACTGACAGGCGCATGGGTCAACGAGGCCCGTGAGCTCCCCAAAGCGGTCATAGACGGCCTCACGCACCGGGTGGGCAGGTATCCCACCAAGCGTGATGGTGGCGCGTCCTGGCACGGCATCTGGATGGATACCAACCCGATGGATGATGACCACTGGTGGCACAACATGGCCGAGAAGGAAAAGCCCCGAGGCTGGAAGTTCTGGAAGCAACCAGGCGGCGTCATCGAGGTTCCCGCGGACGACCTGCCGGACAATCCCGAGGCAAATGACCATATGCTGGCTGCCGGCAAGTGGTGGAAGACCAACCCTGCCGCAGAGAACATCAACAACCTCCCCGCCGGCTACTACCAGCAGATGCTCCCGGGTAAGAACCTGGACTGGATCCGGTGCTATGCCGCGGGCCAGTACACCTACGTTCAAGAGGGCAGACCCGTCTGGCCAGAGTACGACGACGCCACCATGAGCGGTGAGACTGAGGTCGAGCCTGGCGTACCCATCCAGGTGGGCCTGGACTTTGGTCTCACCCCTGCAGCCACCATCGGGCAGCGCCTGCCCAACGGCCGCTGGCTGATCCACCACGAGATCGTGACCTTCGACATGGGCCTCGAGCGGTTCGGCCTGCAGCTGCTCGCAGAGCTCAACCAGCGATACCCCAACCACCAGGTCATGCTCTGGGGGGATCCCGCCGGCATGGCCAGGGACGCGATCTATGAGGTGACCAGCTTCGACTTCCTGCGCACCCTGGGACTGAAGGCGCAACCCACTGCCAGCAACGACTTCAAGGTACGCAGGGAGGCCGCTGCAAGCCCCATGCAGAGGCTGGTAATGGGTAAGCCTGGGCTGATCGTCAATCGCTCCTGCAAGCTCCTCAGAAAGGCTCTGGGAGGGGGTTACTTTTTCCGCAGGGTGGCGATCGGCGCTGGACAGGAGCGGTTCAAGGATTCGCCCAACAAGAACGAGTATTCACATATCGCTGATTCGTTCGGCTACCTGATGCTGGGTGGCGGCGAGTACAACCGGATGGTGCGGAAAAGCAACATGGCCGGCGCTCCGATGGTTCATCAGACCACTGCCAGTGCGGATTTCGACGTGTTTGCTTGACAGCCTCCGGGCCGTTTGGATAGTGTACGCACCGTTGGCGTGAGAACCGACATCAGAACCCTTGCACATGCGCCCGCCCCTGAACGTCTCCCAGGGGTTCTCACCGGGTGCAGCTGCAAGGGTTTTTCTTTTGGTGCCACGCCAACCGGGAACGGGGGCCATTAACCCAGCCCTCGAGAAGGTTGACGCGACCGACTCGGATAAACGTGGCGAATCGGGTGGTGCTTCAGTAGCGCAAGCGAACGGGGCCAGTTGCTCGGGGTGGACGGGAAACCGGAAGCCAGCCTAGATAAACCAGAGCGTCTGATGACTGCGATACCACGAACCCTCGCAGTCAAAGAACACCCCCCACGGGTGAGGTTCTATGGGAAAAGCTAAACGGTACGAACCTACAGCGCGACCGAGAGTGACTCAACGCACCGATTACTCGCTGCCATCGAGTGACTGCGACTGTCCACCTTGGGAAATGTGCGAGCACATTAAACAACCCCATGATGAGATGAACGAGGTGACGGTCGAGCAGTGGCAGTTTCTGAAGTCTATCGAGTAGCGATACCGCTCCGATACCGCGCTATTCCCTCCTCTGTACAACATCCAATAGAATGGTCTGCATGATCGACATAGATCTGCAGATCAGGCATCACTTCTCAGCTGGGTTGTATGCGAGACAGATGATGCTGCCGCGGGGTCACTTTGCGGTGACCCACGCGCATCACTATGACCACCTGTCGATACTGGCGAGTGGTGAGGTGACGGTCGAGGCAGACGGTGTCGAGAAGCGATACACAGCGCCGGCCGTGATCACGATACCAGCTGGGGTTCATCACCGGATCGAGGCGCTCGAGGACGCGGTCTGGTTCTGTGTTCACGCAACGAGTGAAACAGACCTGGATCGGATAGACGAAGTGCTGGTCAGGAGCGACTGATGCCATTCTTGATTGCTGGAGCGATTCTTCTCGGTACGGCCTACCAGGCCAACCAGGCACGCCAGGCCAACCGTGCAGCGCGTGAGCAGCAAGCGATCCAACTGCAGCAGCAGGAGCGTGATGCGGCTGCGATGCGCGAGGCAATCGCCCAGCAGACTGCTACCTACGGCCAGCAGGCTGCAGCCCTCCAGACGCAGGCTGAGACCGCCCGGCAGGCCTTCCAGGCCAGCCAGCTCCAGTATCAAGAGAACAAGCTCGCGATGGAGAACAAGGCCCGCGAGGTACAAGCCGCTGCAGACGAAGAGCGCCGCAAGGCCGCGGCTGCTGAAGCGTCGGCCCTCAAGGCCCGGACGCGAGGCGGCAGACGTTCGCTCCTCTCGCAAGAGCGCCTCACGCCGGAGCTCGGGATCACCGGCCCGCAGCTGGGCACAGGGATGATGCTCTGATGGCAACTCAACTGCCACAGTTCGCGCAACGCGCTCTGCGTCGCAAGACCGCTGGCATTGATCGTCTATCTACCCAGTTCCGCAAAGACATCGAGGCGCTCACCGGCAAGCAGGAGTCTTCACTCGCTGCCTACCAAGCCGGCGTCAAAGAGCAGATGAAGCCCTTCGAGGCTGCCAAATCAACCTACGAGACGGTGAGCTTCCCGGCCTACGAGGCCCAGATGGCGGCCTACAGCGAACGGTTGAAGGCCTACGAGAGCGAACTCGCAGCCGTGAAGGCGAGCCCGACCGTGACCCGGACTGGAATCATTGAAGAGCGGGTTCCGCGCTGGGGTCTATTCGGCCTGGCCGGATACGAGACCCGTCGCACGCCCTACACCTACGAAGAACCGAAGCCTCTGCCGACCTTCACTGAGAAGAAGCCGACAGCGCCAGAAGCACCGACCGCACCGACGATCGCTGCGTTCGATACCAGCGCGTTTGAGACCGAGCGCAAGGGTCTGGAGTCTGGGCTGCAGCGTGAGCTCGGTGAGCGCCGCGCCGCCAGGCTGGCGGCAGTGAGTCGCAGGGGCTCGCGACCAATGTTGCAGGGGGCATGATGGAAAAGCAGGACAAGATGAAGGCCAAGGTCGCGAAGGTGATGCGCGAGTACAAGGCCGGCAAGTTGAAGAGCTCGAGCGGTGACAAGGTCACCAGCCGCGACCAGGCCGTGGCCATTGCGATGTCTGAGGCGGGGTACAAGAAGAAATGAAAGTCGAGATTGAGATCGAGTCGAACGGCAACGGCGGCGACGAGATGAAAGCCATGAAGCAGACGGCCTTCCAGAAGAAGGTCGCGCAGATGATGGCAAAGCGTGCCGGGCGCAGTAAGCCCAACGAGCACGAGATGAAGATGGCGGCCGAGCTCGAGAGTGAACTCGACGAGTACGGGATGAAGAAATGAAAGAGGTTTGGGACAAAGCGCGACCAAAGGATCTGGGAAAGCCTAAAGAGCTCTCTCCGATGCAGAAGAAGGCCGCGCAGATGATGGCCAAGAAAGCAGGACGGCCCTACCCCAACCTGGTCGACAACATGCGAGCAGCACAACGAGGAAAGTGACATGGCGCAACTACCCTTCCCCACCACGCCAGACTCATGCGCGATCGGCGCGATTGCGATCACGCCTGCAGACAGTGACCTGGCAGCGGCCGTGCGTGCGCTCTACGTTGGCGGCAGCGGCAACGTGAAGATCACTGACGCGCTTGGCAATGCAACCACCTTCAACGCCGTGCAGGCTGGATCAATCCTGCCGGTGACCGCGGTGCGGGTCTGGTCGACCGGTACGACCGCCACCAGCATCGTCGGCCTGGTGTGACGTGTTTCTCGGCATCAATCTCAGGCTAGGCCGGTTCGGTGGACTCGGCAACGGGATCGAATTCCCGGCGGTGTTGCAGCTGGAAGACGGCGGCGGCATCCTGCTTGAGGACGGTGGCTACATCCTCCTCGAGAGCACCGACTACCTGTCCTACAACGTCGAGCTCGAGGACGGCGGCAATGTGCTGCTAGAGGATTCGTCCTATCTGCTGTACGAGAACGATGAATCGCTGTTTGACAACCTTGAGTTCGAGGACGGGTACGACGCCCTACTTGAGGATCTTGACCTTCTACTTTTGGAGAGTTGACCATGACTGACAAAGCCGTATCTGCACTCACGTCTCTGACGGGTGCCAACGCCGCGACCGGCGACTTGCTCTATATCGTCGACATCAGCGAGGCTTCTGCTGCAGACCGCAGCAAGAAGATCACCGCGCAGGAACTGCAGAACTACATCAAGGGATTCCCCGCGACGATCGGCGTCGGCGGCGCCACACCTTCTGCGTCGGGTGCTGGTATTTCGTTCCCGGCGACTGCGTCTGCGTCGAGCGATGCAAACACGCTGGATGACTATGAAGAGGGAACCTGGACTCCAACTCTGTCTAACTTCACGCTTGGAAATGGCACGGCAACTGGTTACTACACCAAAGTCGGAAATATCATAACAGTATCGTTTTTGATTACATTGGGCTCTACATCGTCCGTTACTGGTTCGATGCTTGATATAACTGGGCTCCCGATTGCCAGCAACATTCAAACATCTGGATATATCGACATTCTTGATGCTGGGACTATTCAATTCGCAGCAGTTGCTCAGATCCCTTCCGGTTCATCGACAATCAATTTTAGAGTGTTAACAGCAAGTGGAAGCTATGTTTCCACAGGAACTGTAAACGCAACCACCCCAATGACATGGACAACAAGTGACCAAATCTCTGGATTTATCACATACAGAATAGCGTAAGTATCTACATCGGACGGTGTGGACGGACAACCAGGAGAAATATGATGACGCTCGCAGAAACCGTTGAGATTGATCGAATCGAAATAACTGGAATCGGCATCGTGCAGGTGCGCGAATGCACGACCATCACAAAGGATGGTGAGTTCTTCGCTCGCAAGTTTCACCGCTGGACGCTGACGCCGGGACAAGATCTCACCGGCCAGCCTGCCAACGTGGTGGCGCAGTGCCAGGCCGCGTGGACGCCAGAAGTGATTGCCGCGTATCAGGCACAGATGGCGGCTCCTCGAATCTGACGAGCGCCAGCGATGAAGGCTCGCTACAAGGATCCAGAGGGCGGGCTGACAGAGGCCGGCAGGCGGCATTACGAGTCGACGGGCGAGAGCGGAAACCTCCAGCCCGGCGTGAAGGAATCGAGCCCTACCGGCCAGCGTGCTCGCCGCAAGGGTTCGTTCCTCACGCGGTTCTACACCAATCCGTCAGGCCCGCTGGTCAACGACAAGGGTGAGCCGACGCGGCTTGCGTTGGCGGCTCGAGCATGGGGCGAACCTGCTCCGCGCACCGCAGCTGCTGCGCAGCGTCTGGCCGCGAAGGGTCGCAATCTGCTCGAGAAGTACAAGGCCGAGGCTTGATATGGAATACGACAAGAACACAGGCGGGATGCGGCTGACGCCAGAGCAGATCCTCAAGCGCCACGACGCGGCCCAGAAGAAGAAGGACGAGTTCCAACAGATCTACCAGGACGCCTACGAGTTCGCGCTCCCGCAGCGCCAGCTGTACGGCATCTGGGAGGGTGGCAGCACCGGCACGAAGAAGATGCAGCGTGTCTTCGACTCGACCGCCATCAACAGCACCCAGCGGTTTGCGAACCGGCTGCAGTCGGTGGTCTTCCCGCCGCAGCGCAAGTGGTCACGGCTTGAGCCTGGCCCGTCGATCCCGATCGAGCGCACGCAGCAAGCGCAGGCGATCCTGGACGCATACGGCGACAAGATGTTCGCCGTGCTCAAGCAGTCGAACTTCGACATCGCGATCGGCGAGTTCCTGCTGGATCTCGCTGTCGGCACGGCCTGCATGATGGTGCAGCCGGGCGATGACGTGACGCCGATCAACTTCATCCCGGTGCCGCTGTTCCTGGTCTGCTACGAGGAAGGCGCGAACGGCCAGGTGGACAACGTCTACCGCAAGATGCGCATGAAGGGCGAGTCGATCCAGCGCCAGTGGCCGGATGCGAAGCTGCCGGCTGAAGTGCAGATGCGGATCGAGCAGAAGCCCACCGATGATGTCGACCTGGTCGAGGCCACGATCCACGACTACAAGCGCGGCGACTACTGCTATCACGTCATCGACAAGATCTCGAAGCAGGAGATCGTTTACCGGCGGCGCAAGACCTCGCCCTGGGTGATCTCGCGCTACATGAAGGTCGCGGGTGAGATCTACGGCCGCGGGCCGCTCATCACCGCGCTGCCCGACATCAAGACGCTCAACAAGACAAAAGAGCTCCTGCTCAAGAACGCATCACTCGCTGTCGCCGGCGTCTACACGGCTGCAGACGATGGCGTGCTGAACCCCGCGACGGTCAAGATCGTGCCGGGCGCGATCATCCCGGTGGCACGCAATGGCGGCCCCCAAGGTGCGAGCCTGCAGCCCCTGCCCCGCTCCGGCGACTTCAACGTGTCGCAGCTGGTGATCAACGACCTGACGGGCAGCATCAAGCGGATCCTGCTGGATGAGTCGCTGCCGCCGGACAACATGAGCGCCCGCTCGGCTACCGAGATCGTCGAGCGGATGAAGGAGCTAGCGCAGAACCTGGGCTCGGCGTTCGGCCGGTTGATCAACGAGACGATGATCCCGCTGGTGGCCAAGATCCTCGAGGTCATGGACGAGCGCGGAATGATCGACCTGCCGTTGCGTGTCAACGGTCTCGAGGTAAAAGTCACCCCCGTCGCGCCGCTCGCGCAAGCGCAGAACATGGAGGAGGTTAATGCCATCCTCCAGTACGCGCAATTGATGCAAGCGTTCGGGCCTGACGGCCAGCTGGCGCTCAAAGGTGACGCGGTGGTTGACTACATCGGCGACAAGCTCGGCGTGCCGGCCACTGTGCGCAACACCCGCGAAGAGCGTGCCGTGCTTATGGAAGAGGCACAGAACCGGCAGATGGAAGCGATGGCCATGCAGCAGGCGGCCATGCAGGCCCAGGCTGCAGCGCCGGCAGGAGCGCCCGCTTGAGCGGCTGGGAAGAGATCGAGGCGCTCGCGACGCCAGACATCCGCGACGTAGACCAGAAGCGCGACGACCTGGATCGCCTGGTGCTGCGTGTATTCAACGGCGAGGACGGCCAGAAATTGCTGATCTGGCTGCGCCAAATGTATGTCGACGTGCCGATCGCCGTGCCCGGCACCGACCCCTCGCATGCCTTCTACGCTGACGGTCAGCGGTCGGTGGTGCGAGACATCCAGGCGCGGATCAAACGAGCGAGGAACCTTTGAGCGACACTGCAAACGAGCCCGGCAGCACCGGCCTACTCGACAGCGTTACCGTTGAAGACGACAGCAAGCCGGCAAGCCCCCAAGCAGCGCAGATCGATCACCGCGCCGCTGACCCCAGCGCACCAGCACCCGAGGATCCCCTCGAGCGCCCGGACTACTGGCCCGAGAACTTCTGGAAGAAAGACGCGAACGAGCCCGACCTTGAGGGCATTGCAAAGTCTTGGCGCGATCTGCGAGCCAAGATCAGCAAGGGCCAGCACAACGCTCCGGCTGACGGCAAGTACGACCTGACAGCGTTCGGAGATGGCAACGCCGAGAACCCGATGGCCAACGCGCTGACGGGCTGGGCGAAGGAGCGCGGTCTCAGCCAGGCCGACTTCGACGACCTGGTCGGCACGCTCCAGTCTCAGGCCAAGGAGCTCATGCAGGGCGAGATGGTCGACCCGGCTGTCGAGATGAAGAAGCTGGGGCCGAATGCCAACGCAGTGATCGGCGGCATGGTCGACTGGGCGCGAGGCCTGGTCAACAAGGGCGTCTGGGGCAAGGACGACTTCGAGGAGTTCAAGATCATGGGTGGCACCGCGGGTGGCATCCGTGCGCTGATGAAGCTGCGCGAGTCTTACGAGGGCCGGATCCCGATCGAGGTCGCGCCGATGGAAGGTGCGCCCAGCAAGGAAGAGCTCTACCAGATGGTGGGCGACCCGCGATACAAGACGGACGCCGCCTACCGTCAGAAGGTTGAAAGACTATTCCAAGCAGTCCTACAATAGCCCTGTAGTCTCCTCCTCCCTGATGGATTGACCCGGCCTCCCCGCCGGGTCTTTTTTCGTCCACTTGTCAAACGGGACGATCAGGAAATAGAATCGGCGTCAAGGCCCACCGGGTTTACCCGACCCTCACCGCAGCGGATGCTGACGAGTGGCTGGCGCAACCAGCAAGCAATCGGCCCTGTGCAACGCAGGCCCACCGGCGCGAGAACCCCAAGTTTTCAACCGAATGAGGTGATCAAATGGCAATCGGTCTTTCCAATGCCTTCGTCACTCTGTTCGACGCAGAAGTCAAGCAAGCCTACCAAGGCAAGGCAATGCTTGTCGGGGCCACCAGGGCGCGTCGCGGAGTCGAAGGTTCTATCGTCAAATTCCCCAAGGTCGGCAAAGGCACCGCTACCCTGCGCGTTCCGCAAACCGACGTTACCCCCATCAACGCGAGCTTCTCGCAAGTCACGCTGACCCTGCAGGACTGGAATGCTGCCGAATACTCGGACATCTTCAGCCAGGCCAAGGTCAACTTCGACGAGCGCCAGGAGCTTGTGCAGGTTGTCGCAGCCGCTGTCGGCCGCCGTCAGGATCAGATGATCATCGACGCGCTGGTCAACTCGGGAACGACCGCCACCGTTGCGAACAGCATCGGCGGGTCGAACACCAACCTGAACCTGGCCAAGCTCCGCGACGCGAAGCGCCTGCTCGACAAGAACAATGTGCCGCCCGAGGGCCGTCACATTGTGATCCACGCCAACAGCCTGTCGAACCTGCTGTCTGAGACCTCGGTCACCAGCAGCGACTTCAACACGGTCAAGGCGCTGGTTCAGGGCGAGCTCAACACGTTCCTGGGCTTCACCTTCCACGTTCTGGGCGACCGTGCCGAGGGCGGGCTGCCGATCGATGGTTCGAGCGACCGCAAGGTCTTCGCGTTCCATCAGCAGGCAATTGGCTACGGCGAGGGCATCGCGATGCGCACCGAGATCAACTACATCCCGGAGAAAACCTCCTGGCTGGTGAACGAGGTCTTCAGCGCCAACGCGATCGCGATTGACGCCGAGGGCATCGTCCAGATCACCTGCCGCGAGTAAAGGAGCACGATCATGGCATTTTCTGCAACGGGTCTCACGCTGGTCGCGGGTTCCAAGGCTGGTAATGCGCCGCAAGTCTGGGCGTACACCTGCGATGACAGCGCAACCACTGTCGACACCGAGGGCTACTTCAACTCGGTGGCGTCGCTCCTGAAGGTTGGCGATCTGATCTATCGCGTGACGACGAGCGCGGGCGCTGTCTCGACTGCCGGCTGGCATGTCGTGCTGTCGAACACCGGCACGGTGGTCGATGTCTCCGACACGACCGCTCTGACTGTCACCGACAGCCGCTAACTGAGCAGCAACCAGAAGGGCCGGCTTTCGCCTCGAGCGGAGGCTGGCCCTTTGCACATTGAGAGGCCGCGATGGCTGCAGGTGATACGGGAGTCAGGATCTGTTCGGACGCGCTGCTCTTGCTCGGCGCGAAGGCGATCACCTCATTCAACGACGGCACCGACTCGAGCTCGGTCTGCGACCGGCTCTACCCCAATGTCCGCGACTCCACCCTGACGATGTACCGGTGGAGCTTCTCGATGAAGAAGATCGCGCTGGCGCAGCTGGTGACCGCGCCAGGCAGCTACTGGAAGTACGCCTACCAGTTGCCTGGCGATCGCCTGGGCAACCCGATGGCGGTCTATCCGAGCAGCAACGTCGGCACCCCGATCGACAAGGACTGGGAGATCCAGGGCGATCAGTTGCTCACCAACCTGACCGCAGTCTTCATCGACTACCAGTACAGCGTGCCCGAGTACGCGATGCCGCAATACTTCGTGCAGCTGCTGAAATACCAGATGGCCTGGCACATTGCCGAGGCAATCACCGAGCAGCAGGACAAATCTCTGCGCTGGCAGCGTGTGGCGCTTGGCGACCCGGCTGAGAACATGCGCGGGGGCTACTTCCGGCAGGCCTGCCAGATGGATGCGCAGGGCAACCCAAGCCGGGTGATAGAGGACTATACCCTCGTGGCTGTGAGATTTTGAGATGAAGGCGCACGACAAACCGCTTCAAGATCTCATTCGTGAGCGAAGCATTGCCGAGCCTATGAGCGGATGCTGGCTTTGGATGTTGTCGCCCAATTCTGCTGGGTATGGAACGATCAGCTATCAAGGCAGAAGAATGGGAGCCCATCGCGCATCTCATGAGTCATTTACCGGGAAGATCCCTGATGGTCATGATGTCCACCATATCTGCAACAACAGGATATGCGTGAACCCGACTCATCTTAAAGCTGTGACGCATAGCGAAAACATCAAGGCTCAAAAGCCTCGCAGACGCAAACAGCTATGCAAGCGAGGTCACAGCTTAGTCGCGGGTGTTTGCAAGGTTTGCAGGCAAGCATCTATAGATGCATATCGCGCACGCAATCGAAAGCCTCGGCAAATCAAAATACCGCGAAGCGATCTCCCTGCCATCGTTTTGCGCCGGTCTGCTGGTGAATCGTACCAGTCCATCGCCAATGACTATGGCGTTACTTGGGCTGCAGTTCGCAATCGGATAGAGAAGCTCTGATGCCGCGCTTCGTCGACCTGCAGAGCAACTTCTCGACGGGCGAGCTCGATCCCCTGCTGCGGGCCCGAGTCGACCTGCAGGCCTACAACAACGCGCTGGCCAAGGCCACCAATGTCCTGATCCAGCCGCAGGGTGGCATGCGCCGCCGGCCTGGCACCAAGTATGTCGCAGAGCTCCCGAGCAACGCATCGGACGGGGTGCGCCTGGTGTCGTTCCAGTTCTCTGTCGACGACAGCTACATGCTCTGCTTCGTGCATCAGCGCATGTACGTCATCAAGAATGGCTCGCTGATCACCAACATCAACGGCAGCGGGAATAACTACCTGTCTGTCTCGAGCATCACCAGCGCGATTGTCGACGACATGTGTTGGACACAATCGGCTGACACGCTGATCGTGGTGCATCCCGACCTGCAGCCGGTGCAGATCCAGCGCACCAGCGACAGCGCCTGGACGGCCACCACGATCACGTTCGACAGCATCCCGAAGTACGCATTCAACATCGACTTCCATACGAACAACGGATCGACGCTGACGCCGAGCGCGGTGAGCGGCAACATCACGCTGACGGCATCCACCACGCATCACGACACTGGGACAGCGCAGGCCGGGACAACGACAACGATCACGCTGAAGTCGACCGCCAGCAGCACGGATGATCAGTACAACGGCATGTACGTCACGATCACTGGCGGCACAGGGTCTGGCCAGATTCGGCTGATCGAGGACTATGTCGGCTCGACGAAGGTCGCGACGGTGGATGTCGCATTCTCGCCCGCGCCCGACAACACCAGCACCTACTCGCTCACGACATGGACGACGCAATCGGTCAATCAGTACGTCAACGTGAGCCCGCAGGGCCGTGCGCGGATTGTCCAGTACGTCAGCGCGAGCGTGGTCAACGCGGTGGTCGAGTACCCGTTCTTCAACACGTCGGCGGTTGCTGCCGGCAGCTGGGAGCTCGAGCACAACTACGAGGATGTCTGGTCTGCCAATCGCGGGTGGCCGAGGACGGTGACATTTCACGAGGGCCGGCTCTTTTTCGGGGGCAGCAAGTCGAGGCCCAGCACGGTCTGGGGGTCGAAGATCGGGCTCTTTTACGAGTTCGTGCCGACCGAGAACTTGGACGATGACGCAGTCGAGGCGACGCTCGACACGAATGATCTGAACGTCATCACCGACATCATCAGCGGCCGCGACTTCCAGGTGTTCACCACCGGCGGCGAGTTCTTCGTCCCGCAGCAGGGATCAGATCCGATCACCCCGTTGACGTTCACGTTCAAGAACGTGTCCCGCAACGGCATCAAGCCTGGCACGCGGGTGCAGTCGGTCGAGAGCGGCACGGTCTTCATCCAGCGCCAGGGCAAGTCGCTCAACGAGTTCGTGTTCGCCGACACGCAGCTGACCTACATCACGCAGCGGATCTCGCTGCTGTCTGGGCACCTGCTGAAAGGCCCGCAGCGGATGGCGATCAGACGCGCCACCAGCACCGACGAGGCCGATCTTCTGCTGCTCACCAACACCACCGACGGCACGATGGCGGCATTCAGCATCATGCGCAGCCAGCAGATCACCGCGCCGTCTGAGTTCGTGACCGATGGCGAGTTCATCGATGTCGGCGTGGACGTGACGGACATCTACACGGTGGCCGAGCGCGTGGCTTCCGGTGCGCTGCTGCTAGAGTCTGGGAGCGAGATCCTAACCGAGGGCGGTGATGGCATCGTGCAGGAGTTCGCGGGCACCAAGTACCTGATCGAACTGTTTGACGATGCGGTGTACACCGACTGCGCGGTGACCGGCGGCGCTGCTGCCAGCGCGTCCAGCCTGGTGATGACCCGCAAGACGGTGAACGTGATCTGCGACGGCGTGCCGCAGGGCAACGAGGTGGTGAGCGGCACTGGCACGGTGACCTTCGACCGGGCCTCGGTCTTCAGCTACGAGGTCGGCCTGCCTTTCACCGTGTACGCCAAAACAATGCCGGCTGAGATCCAGCTGCAGACCGGCAGCCGCGTGAGTTTCAAGAAGCGGATTGTCGAGATCAGCGCGGTGGTGAAGGACACGCAGGAGCTCGAGATCAACAACCAGCCGGTTGCGTTCCGGCTGATGGACAACCCGCTGCTCGACGAGCCGGTGCCGACCTTCACCGGCATCAAGCGCGTGAACGGAGTGCTGGGCTACGACCGCGAGCAGGCGATCGAGATCTCGCAGACGCTGCCGCTCAAGATGACGCTGCTGGGTCTTGACTACCGCATCGCGGTTTATTCGGGGACATAGGATGGCCGACGTTGGTGGCTACGATCCGGGTTCTGTAGGAGGCGCACCAGCTGCAGCTGCAGCCGCTCCGTTCCTGTCCACTGGGCAGATGTATGGCGTCGCTGGTCTGATCGGAGCGTATGGCGCAGCGCAGGCGCAGCAAGCGCAAGCGATCAACCAGCAGACCGCGTACCTGGTGCAGGCCCGAGACACGCTCGCGGTGGCCGAGATCAGGGCCGACATGTCGGAGCAGTACGCCACCATCCAGGCCGGCCGCATGTTGCGGCGTGCCGACATGGAGGCGATGAACTACAAGATCGCTGGCAACACGCTGCTACGCAATCTCCGCAAGACCAACGCGGCGGCGCGTGCTCGGGCTGCAGCCTCTGGGGTGGCGCTTGGCGAGGGCAGCATCCAGGGCATCCAGAATGCCAACGTGCAGGCTGTGATGCGCGACGTGGACATCGCCGAGCTCAACGCGCTGACGGCGCAGGTGCTCGGGTTCGAGGATGCGTCGGCCATGCTGCAGTCGACAGAACTGCAGGCGACCCTTTCGCGCTTCCAGGCCCAGCGACAGGCAGGTGGGCTTGAGTTCGCTGCAGCCACTGCTCGCCGGACTGGCGGTCTACTTGCTGGCGCGACATTGACACAAGGCCTTATTGGCGCTGCGAGGACGCTCTGATGGCGACGATGCTCGAATCCGGTCAGATCATGTTGCGCGGTGCGCAGGGTGGCGTGCCGATGGCGCAGCCGCAGCTGCAGGTTGCCGAGCCGATCGCCGCACGCGCTGCAGCCCAGCAAGCAGGCACGCTGGCGCAGATGCTCGACCGCATGAGCGAGAGTGCGTTTCAGCAGGCCGGCAAGCTCGCACAGCAAGAGGCGCTGCAGTTCGCCGCCGACAACCCGATCACGCCAGAGCAGATCGAGCTCGCCAAGAACGGTGCGACGATCGTCCCTGGCCTGGCGGGCAACATCTACACCGACGCGCTGCGTAAGGCCCGCGGGCTGCAGCTAGCGGCTCACTTCGAGATCGAGGGCCGCAACGAGCTCGCGAAGCTACTGACCGACGTGCAGAACGGCAAGGCCACCGGCGAGCAGGTGAGCCAGAAGATCGCCACGTTCACCGACGGGTACAGCAAGGCGCTGGCCAGCCAGGATGCCGAGGCTGCGATCAAGTTCAGGGCGACGATGGCCACGCACGGCAACACCGTGCTCAATGCGGCCTACGAAGCGCAGATGAAGCGCAACCAGCAGCAGCAGCTCATCAAGCTGGACATGGACATCGACAACGTCGGCAAGCTGCTCTATGCCGCTGCGACGCAGGTGCCCGATCAGTTCGATGCGCTGGCTGACATTCATCGCCGGAACATCAGCACGACCGCGTTGACGCTGGGCAACCTCGGCGTGCAGAAGGAGTACAGTGACAAGTTCGAGAAGATGGTCAGGGCCGCAAAGGTCTCGGTCATCACCAACCAGCTGCAGAACGACGCCTACTTCACCAACACCACGCAGACGATCGCCGACATCCGCAGCGGATCGCTCGGCATGGGCAACAAGTACAACAACATGCTGATCGGCCTGGTTGCGACTGACCAGGCTGCAGTCGATGACATCGTCAAGACGTTCCGCGCAGAGGTGTCTGCCCGCATTTCCCAGCGCGAGGATGCAGAGAAACTGGATAAGCGCCAGCGCGACATCAAAGTCAACGACCTGATGATCGAATACTTCACGCCTGGCACGCCGCCCACCCGGCAGCGCCAGATCGCATTCGAGGCGGCCAAGCTCAACGTCATGTCAATCGAGCAGCTGGAGAAGTTCCTCGACCCGAAGCAAAAGCCTGGCGATCCGTATGCGTTCGCTGCAGCCAAGTATGCGATCCAGCGCGGGGACATCACCGACTTTGGGCAACTGTTGACGCTGTCCAACCGTCACGGCATGAATGGCGAGCAGTTCAAGGATCTGGCTGCAGAGCTCAAGCAACCGCTGGATCGCGAGCGGTCTGATGCAATCAGGCTTATCAGGCGGGCATCCGGCACCCCTGACGTTGTGAGCGTGTTTGCCACCAAAGACGATCAGCACAAGATCGACAAAGAGCAAAAGATCAATGGCTACTTTGACGCACTGATCGAAGACTTTCGAGCAACCAATCCGGGCCAGCGCATCCCGTTCCGCACACTGGCCGACCAGGCCGTGCAGCAGTACGACAAAACAGAGAAGGCAGACGCCCGGAAAGCAAACGCCACCACCGCGATCGATCGGACGGTGCGCGACTTGATCGAGAAGAAGCAGCTGCCTGGCAGCATCACGATCAACGCAGACACCAACCTAGACGATCTTGCGAAACGGTACAACAAGCTGAAGCCGGAGGACATTGACTACCTGCGGCAGCAGCAGCGCATTCTGCGTGAGGTGGCGCGATGAGCGAAGTCTATACGCCGTTCGAGCAGCGGATCGTCGACGGCTATCTCAAGGCCACCTACCCTGACGAGCCGGCCGCGCCAGATCTGCAGGAAGCAGCGACGATGATGACGCTGCCCGAAAATGCCAAGAACATCCCGCTGTCGACGTTCGGCAAGATGGCGATGGATGTTCCTGCTGGCCTGGCCAAGGGTGCGCTGCAGGGAACGATCGGCCTGCCTGGCGACTTGATCTCGCTGGGGCGCGGTCTTGCTGCAGCGGCCAGCCCCAACCCTGGCGAAGGCCGCCTCGATGCGTTCCTACGCGGTACCAAGGGCGCGACCATCCTGCCCACCACCGAGGACGTGAAGAAGTTCCTCGACGAGACGCTGGGTGTTCCGCTGGTGCCGGCTGGCGAGACCGATCAGATCCGGCGCGAATCGGCTGGTGTTACCGAGACGGTGGGCGAGTTATTCGGTGGCGGCAAGACGGCGCTCGGACTCGGCAAAGCCACTGCGCAGGCTGGCGCTGCAATCGGCCGCGAGCTCGCGCCGAAGGCCGGAGAGCTAGCAGAAGATTTCCTGCGCAAGCAGGGGCTGTTGCTTGATGTTGCGCCAGCCGGAGGGCAGGCTGTTCAGCGCCAGGGGTTGGTGTTTCCTGCTGCGGATACTGCAGACCGCGCACGGTTAAAGACGCAACGCATGGTTGCCTTGCAAAACGGCAAACCGCTGCCAGGTGGGCCAAAGAATGACCGTGTTGTCATTGAGCCACCAGAGGGTAGCAACCTCCCTCCGTTCGCCATTGGGAATATCACGCCGCAAGATTGGATCACCCGCACTGAGTCAATGCTCAAGCCAGAAGAGATCCGTCAGTATGCCAATTGGTATGCGGATGTTCGCGACATGTTCCTCAAGTACACCAACAACGATACGCCGAAAGCCGATGCTTATATGCGGGCATGGCTAGTGGCAAACCAAAACATTGGCGTCGATGGCGCTTTCAACAATGTGCTTTTACAAGCAGAGCAATTTGCCCGAGGAGTGCCAGAAGACGCAATGCGAGCCGGCGGCCTTCCTGGTGCAACGGTTGCGGCTAGACGTGCTCTGCGTGGCGAACCAATCACAGAAGGTGTTGGGCCGAAGATTTCAGACTTTGTTGACTCTGCGGAAGGGCAGACATTGAGGTCTTATTACGGCAACAACCAGATTGGCGGCGCACCGTTTGTCGTTGACATTCACACCGCTCGAGACACCGGGTTGGTCGATCCTATTCTCTTGAATCACTTGGAGCGAGTCGGTTATCGCGTTGATCGCAACAACATCAAAACCGACTTCCAAGCTGGGCCAACCGATACTCAATACGAGAATCGGGCTGATTTCGGGCGTGCATTGACGCAGCACTTGAACGACATCGGATGGCAGGGCCGAAACGATTGGAAGCCTCACGAGGTGCAGGCAGTTGGCTGGATGGCTATGACCAAGCTGACAGCGAATGCCGCAGAAGACACGACCACCGCGCTTGAAAGAAACCTTCGCAGGATTTCAATGGAAGTTGCGCCAGGCGAAGGGTCTCCCTGGGCACAACGATACGGCGCTCAATTTGCTGCGCTGCCGCAAGACAGACAGGCAAAGATCACCGAGACCGTTACCGCCAAAGCGATTCAACAAGCCAGCCGAATGACCGGCGTTGATGTAACCGGCATGGTGCATGGCACTGGCGGGTGGCAGACATTCCAGAATCCAGCCACGGTTGCACAGGCGCTGGCCACCAAGCAGGGCTCAGAGATGACCGCCAATTTGCTTGGCTATCTGCTGCAACAAACAGAGGTTTGGGTAAACAGCGTCAAAGGAATGACCAAGAACCCCAAGGCGATTGCAATCGACTTTGTTGAAGACGGCAGCGCCAACCTGGCTAACGATGCTGGGCTTAGGGACTTCTGGGCGAAGGTCATGGCAGCAGACCCGACCGGGCTGTTTGTTGGATATCAGCCAATCCGCACAGCAGAAGGGCAGGTAGGAATCCGCGTGCTTGTTGATAAAGGTGGCGAAGGGCGAATGTCCAGCGTACAATCGGCGATTGAAGGGCCGTTGTCGCAAATGGTCAGCGGGCTCCAGTTCCAGGTTCGGGTTCGTGGATATGAAGCCGACCTGATCAAGGCCCGCAATGATTGGACGAAGGATAAAGATGGGCAAGCTTATCTGGGAAGGCTGGCAGACCTCGGTCTCGGACGCGCCGCAGCCGACTTCGATCCTTTACGGCGCGAACTTGAGACGCTCCTCGAACGCGAGCTCTCCGGCACCGGAGCAACCGGCCGCGCAACCCGAGCCAAAACAACCGGCGCAACCCCCGGTACAAAAACCGGCCAAGTAACTAGGGGCGGCCGCGCTCCGCAGTCTGGAGCGCAATGATGGCCATCCCTAACGCCCCCCTCGAGCAGCGCCTCGACGAGATCGCCCCTCCCCCGCAGCAGCGCGAGGTGAGCGCAGAGCCGGATGAGCCGATCCCGGCATTCGAGCCCGCGCATACTGGTGACGACAATGTGGTGCAGGTCGCAGGCCTGCGCAACATCATCATCGGCGGTGCCAAAGCCGTCAAAGAAGGCGAGGCTGCCAGGGCCGCCGCCAAGGCTGCAGCAGAGTCTGCGCCGCCAGCAGCAAAACCCCTCGAGGCATTGCCGCAGCAGCTGCAGAAGATCGAGCAGACGATCGAGGCAGCGCCCACTGCCGGCACCCCACCGACCACGCTCATCAATCAGAACCGGATCGACGGGCCGGCTGACTTCAAGCAGGCGGTTGAATCTCTAGCCACGTCAAATGGCATTCAGATCGAGCGCATGACGTTCGAGCAGATTGAGGCCGCCGCCAAAAAGAAGGGGTTTGGCCAGGATTTTCTCAACGACATAGCCGCGCTCAAACAGCAGTACGGAGAGATCCCTACCGACATGATGTGGATGCGTTTGGGAAGCTACCTGAACGCCAAAGAATTTTACGATCTGGCGCGTCAGGCGTATCTGAACCCAGACAACGTCGACATGCAGGCGCAGCTGCTGTACCTGCTGAACCGGCAGAACGTAATCAACGAGGCCTATATCTTGTCGCGCACTCGCGCAGCACAAGCCACCGCTGTCGGGCGCATACAAATCAGCGAAGGTCGCGCTGCCGGCCTCCTCGATGTCACCGAGGGAGCCAAGATCCCAGGGCCGAATGACCCTGAGATGAAGGCGATGCTAGCCGATCCAAAGGTCGCGCCAGAGCTCAAGGCGCTGGTCGAGAAGTTCGTCCAGTTGCAGGATGAGGGTGCTCGCGAGGGTCTGCTCAACAAGGTGAGCAAGACCGGGCTCATCATGGACTTGTGGGATCGCACCTGGAAGAACGGCCTGCTGTCCGGCATCGGCACGCACGTTGTCAACCTGACATCGAACACGACATTCCTGGCGAGCTCGGTGGCCACCAGGGCGCTGGCCGGCCTGGCCGGATCTGCCAAGCGTGCGGTTGGAATGAGCGCCGAGGTCGAACTAGGTGAGGCTGGCGCGATGGTGGCCGGCTATGTGCATTCCCTACGCGAAGGGTTCAGCCTGGCTGGCACGGCACTGCGCACCGGTACCACCCGCGAGATGCGGGCCGGATCCGAGCTCATCAGCGACGCCGGCACCAAGCTCGAGGGCCAGTACAACATCTTCGATGCCCGCGACTACGGCATCGAGACAGAGGGGCTGGTCAAGGGCATCAACGCATACGCGAACTTCGTCACGCTGCTGGGCGGCCGCCCCATCATGGCGATGGACGAGATCTTCAAGACGATGGGCTACCGGGCCGAGCTCTATGCCCAGGCCTATCGTGCCGAGCAGCAGGTCAGACGCGCTGCCAGGGATGCCGGCGTGCCTGCAGCGGAAGCCGAGCAGCTTGGCCTCAAGCGGATGGGTGAGCTCCTGTCTGACCCCCCGCCAGAGCTCGATGATCTGGCGCGTGACTTCAGTCACATGATCACGTTCAGCCGCAAGTTGACCGGCAGCGCCGCCCAGATCCAGGAGCTTGCGCAGGAGAACTTGCTCGGTCGCATCGTGCTGCCCTTCGTGAAGACGCCGATCTGGGTGGTGAGCGAGGGCATGCAGCACAGCGCGTTCGCCCCGCTATCGAAGCAGTGGCGGCAGGACTTCATGGCCGGCGGGGCAAAACGTGAGCTCGCGATGGCCAAATGGGGCATGGGCACCGGCATCATGATCGGTGCCGGCAGCCTGGTGGCCGATGGCCGCTTGACTGGTGGCGGGCCTGGCGACAACAATCTGCGCAAGATCTACCTGGACAGCGGCTGGCGTCCGTATTCGTTCGTCTTCCAGGCCGGCGAATGGGATCAAGACTTCGTCAAATACTTGAGCGGCATGCGGATCGATCCGTCGATCAGCAAGGATGGCAGGCTTTATGTTCCGTTCCGCGGGATCGACCCGGTCGGTGCCCCGATGGCCATGATTGCAGACGCGGTCGAGTATGCCCGCTACGAGGACAACCAGGATCTGGTCGGCGAGGTGTTGCTGGGTGCGACCTGGGGGCTGTACGGCTACGTCGGCCAGATGCCATTCGTGCAGGGCATCAGTTCGCTGGCTGGTGCGTTTAGCGCCACCATCCCGAATCCGAAGCAAGCCTTCAAGAATGCGCTCGATGGCCTGGCTGGGACTGCTGCCAGCTACATCATTGAGGGCTCGCCGGTCGGGATCTTCAGTTCGGCGCGGGCAATGGTCGAGCGCGGCGTCGATCCAACAAAGCGCATGACCGCTGAGTCGCCCAACACGCCGACAGTGCTCAAGGGATTCTTCGAGGGCGTCAACCGCAGCCAGGCCCGCACGCCGATCCTGAGTGAGCGGCTGCCGGTTACATACGATTACCTGGGCGAGCCGATGACCGATGTCGATCCGGCCAATCCCTGGCTGGCATCGACCACTGGCGTGCGCTACAGCGAGACGAAGCAGCGGCCTGCCGATAAGATCATCATCAGCTTGGGCATCCCGCTCAAGAAGCCTGACATGAGCGTCACCGCAGCCGGCGTGACGATCAAGCTCGAGGTCGAGGAGTATGCATACATGATGCAGCAGCTGGGCCGCATTGCAGACGGTCGCGGGCTGCGTCTTAAAGATGCAATCGCCGAGCGGTATAACACGCCAGGCTTCAGCGATGACCCGCGGAACGTGCAGCAGGACAACATCCGCGATGTCTATTCAGGATACGTCAAGGCAGCGCAAAATGATCTGATGATGAACAGCAAGTTCGCGCCAGCCATTCAGCGCCGGATTGAAACAGCCCAGATTCGCCTGCCGCGACTGGGCAATTATGCGAGGTAAACGATGGCCATCCAAATCAACAACGTCACCCGGCGCGTGGTCTACGCGGCCAGCGGCACCGGCCCGTACAACTTCACGTTCGAGATCCTCGCGGCGGGCGACATCGCGGTCTATCGGGACGACACGCTGCTGGTGCTGACGACCGACTACACGGTCACGATCAACGCCAACGGCACCGGTTTCGTCACATTGACTGCCACGCCTACCGGCGCGACGCAGATCGCAATCGTCGGAAACCGGACGATCTCGCGCACGACGGACTTCGTGACCGGCGGCGACTTCTTTGCCAACACGCTGAACGACGAGCTCGACCAGCAGACGATCTTCGCGCAGCAGAACGCCGAGGGTCTGGGCCGTGCGCTGCAGGCACCGCAGACTGACCCGACCACGATCAACATGACGCTGCCTGGCCGTACCACCAGGGCGAACAAGTATCTGTCATTCGATGTCAACGGCAACCCAACAGCATCAGCCGGCGCACCGAATACGCTGTATTACGGCAGCGCCTCTAGCGATCCGACCACCAGACCAGATGGCACGTCGCGTGTCGCTGGCGACCTGTACTACAGCACGACCTTATCAACCATTCGAGTATTCAGTGGCGGCGCATGGCAGAACGCGATGCAACCTGTCACGGTTAGCACCAATGATCCCAGCGGTACGGCAGTTGATGGGGCGCTCTGGCTGAAGGTTTAACCATGACCACAAATAATCTCTGGTATTCAGATCAGTCGACATGGCAGCAGGCCAGCCTTGCATATGCCTATGACAGCACGAACGCTTCTCCTGGTTTGATCACTGGATATTGGAAACGAGTGCGCAAGATCAGTGTGTACAAAAGTGGGTCATGGCAGGAAGTTGTGACATATCCCAGTTTTGAACAGATACTTGCTTTGCTGGGGACTGCATCATCTGGAGGAGAACCAGAAGCGACTTTGTTTAATGAGGTTATCAACGGCAGAAAATTTGGTGACATCAATAACAGCGGCACATTTAGTTTTGCTGATTCAACTGCTTTCTTGAGTTACACATTGCAGATATGGGCTGGATCGAACAATCTTGCTAGAAAGCAATATATCGAAGGGACAATGCTTCCAACGATGATGGCCGACCAATCTAAATATTCAATTTTCTTCGCGGGTGTGTGATGGCAACGGCGAATGAAGTGGAGGCTCGATTGATGACGCACGAAGAGGTTTGCGCGGTGCGCTATGAGGGCATCAATGCCCGGCTCAAACGGCTCGAGACGATCCTGATCGGCAGCGCAGGGTTCATCATCATGCTGCTGCTTGGCCTGGTGCTGAAGGTGAACTGACGTGATCGAGGTCGCGGTTGTTCTGGCAACTGCGCAGGCTGCGGTTGCTGGCATCAAGCAAGCGATCCAGCTTGGGCGCGAGGCGCAGGACTGTCTCGGCGATTTCATGAAGTTGTTCGACGCGCAAGATCAGCTGCAGAAGGCATCAACCGACGAGCGTGCCAAGGCGAAGGATGCCGGCGGCGGCCAGCAGTCTGCGATGAGCGAGGCGCTCGAGACCGTCATTGCAGCCAAGAAGGTTCGCGAGATGACGCAGGAGCTCCGAGAGTTTCTGGTCTGGAGCGGCCAGGCTGATGTCTGGGATGACATCCAGCGCGAGCACAACGCGGTGGTGCAGCGACGCAAGGCTGCCGAGCTCGCCGCCCAGCGTGAGCGTGAGCGGCTGGCCAAGCAGAAGAAAGAGCGGGCGCTGATCGCGATGGTGCTCGCGACCGGCGGCATCATCATGTATCACTTGGTCAGCTACATCATCAGCGCGTGGCCAGGAGAATGAAGTGGCTAATCTTTTTGATGATCGGAATCACGCTCCTGATGAGCGTGCTAGCGGAGATCTCGCAATGAAGATGACGACGGAAGAGGTGGAGGTGCGGGTCTGGGCGGTGATCGCTCTATCGCTCACCGGCATCCTGGTTGCCAGCGTGATCGGCATCATCCTGGGCGTGCTGTTCGTCGAGCACGACATGGAGCGGATCTCGCCGATCGACACGGCCTTCATGGCCATCCTCAAGGACGTGATGCTTTTGTGTATCGGCGCGGTCGGCGGGATCGTCGGGCGCAAGGGTGCCTACGCCGCGGCCAACATGATAGGCAAGGAGAAGGACGATGCTGCCACTCGGCCCGCTGCTTGAGGTAGGCGGCAAGATCCTCGACAGGGTCTTGCCTGACCCAGCTGCTGCTGAAGCAGCGAAGCGTGAGCTCGCTCAACTCGAGCAGAACGGCGAGCTCGCCCGCATGGCGAACGAGACGAAGATCTTTGAGCTCAACGTCAAGAACACGGACTCTGCCCGCCAGATGCAGATCGCCACGCGCAGCCGCATCCCGGCGCTGCTGTCGGTTGTCACCGTGCTAGGGTTCTTTGGCCTGCTGGTCGGGTCTGCGCTCGGATACATGGCGCTGACCGGGTCTGACGTGATGATGCTGCTGCTCGGCGTGCTGGCCCGTGAGACCGCGTCGGTCTACAACTTCTGGCTGGGTTCATCAAACAGTTCGCAACAGAAGGACATGATGAAAAAATGAAAGAGAATTTTGAATCCGCATTAGCCGCCGTGTTGCACCACGAAGGAGGCTACGTTGATCACCCGAAAGACCCAGGTGGCCGCACAAACAGGGGGGTGACGCAGCGCGTATGGGAAGAATGGGTCGGCCATCCGGTCGATGAGGCCACCATGCGCGGGCTGACTGAAGAGGATGTCGCCCCGCTTTACAAGGCCAAGTATTGGAACCAGATCTCCGGCGACGATCTGCCGGCAGGCGTCGACTATTGCGTGTTCGATGCGGCCATCAACAGCGGGCCAGGCCGTGCGGCCAAGTGGCTGCAGCAGGTTGTCGGCGTGACTGCTGATGGTTCGATCGGGCCTGGCACGTTGCGGGCTGTCGCGGCCATGCCTGCCCACGAAATCGTGTCCCAATACCAAGCGGTGCGCTTGGATTTCCTGCAGCGCCTGCCGACCTGGGAGACGTTCGGCAAGGGCTGGGGCCGGCGCGTGACCGAGGTGGCCACCGCAGCCGGCAAGATGACAGACGGGTCAAGCAACCTTGCGTGAGGCGGCCTCGGCCTCACGCTCCTCGGGGGTCAATGCTGCACCCAGCGCCGCCAGCCGCTGGCTGTAGTTCGCCATCAGCGCGGTCTTGCGCACCAGGTCGACACGCTGCAGGAGCTCTTCGTTGCACTCGCGGAGCTCGCGCAGTTTGGTCATCCTGGTGCGAGCCCCTGCCCGGCCTGCCCTGGCCGTCTTGTCTCCCAGCGCATCGTAGGCCTCGGCCCACTCGATCAGCGTCTTGTAGACCGCAAGCGGCGTCTCTTTGCCGGGCACCCAGATCGGGAAGCCACCAGGTGCAGCCTCGGCTGGCGGCTCGCCTGACTCGGCGATGATGGCCTCACGCTCGGCGTCGGCCTCGGCCTGATCGGCAGCTGCATCATCGGCGGCCTGGTCGGCGGCGAACACTTGCTCGATGACGATCGGGTCGCTGGTCTGCTCGACGCGAGGCGGCTCGGTAACGCTCGGTAAGGCTCGCGAAGGCGCGCTAATGGCATCGAGCGGGTTGCGCGGCGTGATGTCTTTGGCCGGCTGCCGATCATCGCTCGGGTAATCCTGGGCCTCCTCCGCAGTGATCAGTCCCTTCAGCACGTCGGGGAAGGCGTCGCGCAGGGCGAACCCTCGAGCACGCATCTGCAGCATGCGCTTGGGGTAGGCCTGCCACGGGCCTTGCTTGCCCCATAGACCGGCACGCTTGGCGTCTTCCACGCTGAACCTGGCGACCACCGGCATGCGTCCCTTGCGGCGGGCGATGCAGACGGCCACCGGGTTTGGGGTGCCTTCATTCTCAATGTGCTCATCGATGCCCTCGCAGAGTGGCGAGGCCTGCACCAGGGCGAGCGCCGCGTCACCGTACACGCTGGGCTTGCCGTTGATCACAGCGATGTTCTGCAGCGCCTGCATGGGGGCGAGGCCGATCTCATAGCCCCATTGCACGCAGACCAGGATGTCTGCGGGTTTCCCCTGGTACTGCTTGGGCACCATCGTGCTGGCGGCCAGGTGCTCGCTGAACTGCATGGCCTCGGTGAGAGTGGCGGGTGCGAACCCGCGATGGGTGGTCAGTTGCATGATGCTTCGCCTTCCGGCAGGTATGCCTTGATGGTTTCCAATACGACCAGGGTGATCGCGTCGACGAGCTCCATCGCTTCGTCTTCGCTGGCAGTGATGGTGGCTGCGCGTACTGCCCGCACGGCGCGGGCATGCGCGTCTTCCAGGCTGGTCAGGTCGCGGGGGGTCATGGCCGGATCTCCTTGATCGAGAGCGTTGACTGCCGGATGCTGTAGGCCTCCTTCGCCGGAACGGTCTTGGCTGGCTGCGCCTGGTAGTTGCGCATCGGCCAACTGACCAGGTAGTTGCCAGCGACTGCCTTCGATGCGGTGCCGATCAATTTTTTGAGCTTCTTCTCGGCGTCAGCACGATCGGTCTCGGCCTGGTCGATCTTGATCTTGGCGGCCAGGATCTTCATCGCGAGCTCCTGCGCGGTGTCATCCAGATGGATGATCGAGTCGGGCTCGGCCTGCGGGTACATGCGGTTGGCATCCTTGCTGTCCTGCGGCGGATAGAAGTCGACCGTGTTGGTTTCCTTCCAGACCAGCAGCCGGCGCTGGAAGTCTTCGCAGGCACCGCGGATCGCGGACAGGGTCTGATCGTGCGGGGCGAACAGGAACAGCCGGAGCTCGGTGCCCTGGTAGAGCGTGGCGATGCAGCCCCACTTCGCGCCCAGGATGGCCATCTGCGCCTGCAACTGGATGGGCCCGCGCCAGAGCGGCGGCATGTCTTCTGCTGGCTGGCTGGTGAGCTTGGCCTCGAGCACGCCCAGGCCGTCAAGCTGGATGCTGTCCTGGCCGACGACGTAGATCCCGGCGTCGGGGTCAGTGTGCAGCACCTGGCCGCGGCCATCGGCGCTGCCGTCCAGGCTGCAGGCCAGCGGGAAGTCGCGGTGGAAGAACGGCTCGGGGTGCTCGGTGATCAGGTCGGTGAGCTCGAGCCGGCGGGCAGCCTCACGCAGGATGATCGGCTCCAACTGGTTGCCCCAGGCCATTGCCTCATTGCCGATGTCGGGCCAGTCTTCGCCCTTCAAGGCGCTGATCGTGGCGGTGAGCTCATCGTTGGGGCTGCGATACTTCGACAGGCCCATGAGTGCCGGCAGCCGGCTGGCTGACATCATCGTATTCGGAGTGACTTTACTGACCATCGGAGGTCTCCTTCAGGGCGTAGACGCGGATCACTCGAGCGTGAGCCGCAGGGTGAAGCGCCTCGGTGTAGCCGATGGCGCGGAACAGGGAGCAGCGGAACACCGCTCCCAGGACTGA